TGTGGTTTCTAATTCGCCTCGGAATCGAACCACACCAGAGTTTGGATCCAATGGTTCTAGTACATTTCGAAGAGGATCCTGGGCAATAAGTTCACCCAGGTTTGTTTCAGTAACGTTGACACCAAGACTTTTGGCCACGTCTATGAATGCTTTTTGACTGATCTGGCCTCGAGCGTTTTCATCCTGGGCACGATCGGCCAACCATGTAGTCAATGCCAATAGCTTTTGAGCATTGGGATCAGCAAACTCATGTAAACGCATTATCTCTTGCCGCGGCCCAAACTGACTTCTAAATCAGAAAATTCTTCTTCATCTTCTTCAGGAGCTGGTAATTCTTCTGCGCCCATGTCAGGAACAGGCATTTCTGCAGGAGCCATGTCAGCACCCGGAACAGCAGGAGCTTGTCCTGTGACCACACCCAGAGCTGTTTCTAACTGTCCTTTGGAACCTTGCAAGTTCTGTGTTAGACCTGCTAGAGCCGCTGTGGCATCTGCATTGAATTGTTGAGCTTGGTCAACACCAACTTCGTTTTTGATTTGATCAATTAGAGCTGGCAAATCTTTGAACTGCATTGAAGTAACTTGTTCAATCATTTTTTGTACTTGATCAACCATGTCCTGTGATGCCAACACAACTTGTGCCTGTTGTACTTCAGATTCTTTTAGTCGGCGACGCAAACTATGTTGGCTTTCGGCCATGCTCAATTGTTTTTGTAGGTCAGCACGTTGTTTACGACGATCTGCATCTTCTTCATCCATGGCACGAAGCTGATCTTTAATCTGTTCGCGTTTTTGCATTTGCTGTTGTGATTGTAATGCAGCAGCCTGTTGTGGGGTTTGTCCAACTGGAGCTGTAGTTGTGGCAACATCTTGCTCACTGATACGGCTAGACAAGGCCTGTTCCATCATGACCAATTTTAAGTAAGCAGGATTTTTCTCACTGCTATGGAATTCAGGTTGACGACGATGTTCGCTGATCAAACCACGCACACGGTTTAACATTGTATGTGCTTGACGCTTTGAAATTGACTCAAAACTAACGTTTTGACCAAAATGACTTTCCATCACTTTAGCGACTTGTTTGATTTTTTGTGGCGCGGCCAGATCTTGCAGTTTCATTATCGAATCCTTTTTGTTGTAAATATTTAGCCAAATTAATATATTTGGTCAATTCATTTTCTAGTTCTTTTCGGCGAATTACTTTGGTTTCTAATTTTGTATCAATTGATTCTCTAAATTCGGGCTTTTTACTCTTGTTTGCCACAGCCATTCTAACAAATATATCATTGGCTACATATGTTAACCGGTTGTCTGTGCGCAATATATCACGTGCCAAATTGTAATTTTGATATTTGTCCGCCACACACCAACTCACAGCAGTTCTAGTTGAGCTAAAATCGCCCACTGAGTCGGCTTGACAATACACAGTGTATCCAGGGCGATTTGAAACTATTCGATATCGGCCAAACAATTCATAATCACCGTGGTCATTGCGCCAAATAAAATTGGGCATGATAGTGCGTAATTCGCCACGCACCCAAGCTTCTAATTCTTGATCTTTCATTTATTTAAAAACGTAGGAAGCCATTAACCAACCAATTGTGCCAATCAACATGCCAATTATGCCCAGGCCCCAGCTGATCAATTGATCAGTGCGTTTTTCTGTCATGCGTTGCACCATGTCATGTACTTCGCGCATGAGTTTTTCGAGGCCGACAATTTTTTCATCAACATGCTCAAATCGCTGTTCCAGTTGGTTGTAGCGTTCTGCACACAGTTCAACGTGTGCTTCCAAACTCTTTTTTTCAATTTCTGTGGTTTCAGACATGGTCAATTTTCCTATGTTATATTTATTCTATTAGTGCAAACCATACGTTTGTGTCTACTGACAATACAGTGCCAATTTGTGCTGATTCATTGAGTCCAACCAGCATGGGAACGCCTGCACAGTCTGCTTTTAACACAGACAACTGATCCATACCACTGGTAAAGAGATTTTGATTTTCTACTTCAAATTCAAAACACCAACGATCATTGATCAGTTGAGGTTCTTTTAAATTATCAACCTGTGTGCGCAAACTGATCAACTGAGTTACAGTTTCCCAATTGCGTTGTTGATTTCTAGATCTATTCCATTGTGCAACATCGGTTATTTTTGACCCAGCTTGATCTGTAAAAGGCATGCGACTGGGTTTGACATGCCCTGTTGTACCTGTTGCTGTGATATCGAAAAGAGTTTGACATTGAATCTTCATTAACAGGCATATTTAACGGCCAAAAAGAAACCCCAGTAATTTACTGAGGTTCTTTGTTACAACAGTTAATCTAAAATTAAAGTGTTGTAAATGTTGCTGTTGCAGCTACGTTGGCAGTTGGAACACCAATTGTTGCTGTGTTAGCTACTTGAGCAGCAGCTACCAATGTTGCTGTTGTGTAAGCACCAGTTGGGTAGATAGCGATGTTTAATGTTACGCCATCAGCAGCAACTTGATACATTGCAACTGTACCACCAGCACCAGTAGTTGGACCACCGTTTTGGATAGCTTGCAATACGTTACCTACATAACCATTTACACCACCTTGCGCAACCAATGAAGCGTTAGCAATGATTGAGAAAAAGTCTAATTTTGGACCTTGTGGTTGTACTGGACCTTGAGCAGCGATGTTAGCGCCTTGAGCCACTGAACCGTTGCGAACGTCTAGGTTAAATACCGGTTGTGTTGAACCATTTGTTTTTGTGAATGTTGCCATTTTAAATCTCCTAAGTATGTGGGCTTGTTGCCCTACACTTATTTATACTGTTTGGTAAATTTCAGGAGTTACTAGCCCAAATTGGGGTTGTTTAAAATGCGATTGCCGGCTGAAAAACCAAAGCGGTTGACCAGTTTGGCACGGCCTGCATCCGACGCAATGACCCAACCTTCTTGTCCGGGTTGTTGGCGATCCAGCTGATTCAGCATGTCTGTTTTGATTTCATGCAGCAACAAGAAGCTGGTAAAGGCCGCTGAAATACCGTCTAGGTTTGATCTTGGACTTTGTAAGTATTCCACAATGTTGTTGTACTTGCGCGGTGTCACTGATTTTTGTAGCCAAGGACCAAAATCTGCCAACAAATTATCGTAGTTGCTCATAATTCTTGAATTGATATAACGCTTGCACAACTGTGGCAAATCAGTAATTCCAGCTGCTCGCAATTCTGCAGGATTAAAAAGACTGTCAATTGCAGCACCATTTTGTGCCACAACTGATCTTAATTCTTTTTCTAATTTTCTGCTGGGTGTGACATTTTGAATATCTTTTTGTGTGGGCTCAATTAATAATAGGCCTGGATGCGGATTGAATGTGATATGTCGAATGGGTTCTGCTGGCGCACCAGGATCAGCATAACGTGTGTGTACAGCTATGCCCACTTCGGATTCGCCAATGGCCTTGCCCAGTTTACTGGCGGCAGGAATACGATATTCAATAAAGTTGGGCTTGAACACATAAGCACCTGCTTGTTCAGGAGGAGTTGATGTGTATAATAAATCGCCTTGTACATAGCCCTTAAAGTTTGCTGGTGTAGCAGATTCCAACATGGGCCATAATTGTGCATAAATGCCAATTAATTCACCACGCTCACCTGAACGCATGTTTTGAATACGTGCCAACTGATCTGGACTGGTTGCTAGTCCGTCATAGCCCTTGGCCAAAAATCCAGACTTGTCTGTTAGTACAAAACGACCTTCTGGATTGCGACCCCAAATGATTGCAGGTTTTCCGTCCCATTTAACTGTGGTAGTGTCTGCTGTGTTGGTAGCGGCTGATTCAATAATGGCCAAGGCTTCTCGTATGCCACGTGTGCCTTTTTCAAACACTAGATCTTCAAGGTGTTCAATTCTGGCAGCAGCCTCTGTTATGTGTTGATGTTCAAATATTGGTTGCATGCCTTGGTTCACAATGCGATCACGCAAACGAGCTAAAAAGTTTACTTCTGTGTATCCAGTGGGGGCGGGTAATTGCATGTCTTCCATAAAAGGCACACCCTCACGTGCAAAATGCTCACGTGCATCTTTTAATTTTGCATCTTTTTTGGGATCCGTTTCCAAAGCTGCCACAATGGATTCCACCGAATATAAATCATCCGCTGTGGCTGATCGATTTAATAATATTTTTGCAATGGCATCTGGATCATTTGAAATGATCGCATTTGTCGCACGATCCTGCAGGCCAGCTGTTTGATTTAATTTATAGCCCATTGATTTGGCAATTGAATTCATCAGCACATTGCGATCCTGTCCGCGATAGGCGGAGTCAGCAGGCGCACTTAACATGAATTTTGAAAATGGCACATCCTTTAAAAACATAAAGTCTGTTTGTACATAACCCGAATCGGGACGTCCGTTGATGGGTGTTTTAAAGTGTACTGAGATACCTGATTTACGAATGTATTCTTCAGGCTTTAGTTTGTTGAGCTGAGCCCATTGTGTGAGCTGTGTGACCATTTGATCTTTGGTGAATTCATTGGCATCCACTGCTAGATCTAGATCACCAGATGTGGGTTTACGTCCAGTTGAGCCCAGTGTAGCATCCTGTAGATCCATGCCTGTGAGTTGTTCTAGCCAGGCTATGGTGCTTTTTACATCTGTTTGATTAATACGTTGCGTTAATGCTCTGTTAGAAGCATCTTTGAAGATGTTGCCGCCTTCATTTATGTTCATCAAGTTGAAAATCCCATTTGTTTTAATAACATATCAACCACTGGATTTCCAGTACTACGCACATTGGGATTTCCGCCGCTGGCAGTCATAATTGCTTGACCGACAGTGGCCAACGAATTTGGTGCAACTCCGACTGCTGCTAACAGTTTTGCTAAATTTGCAGCCATCTGTTTTGGATCGGCTGCGCCGGATGGTTGCCCGGATGGTTGCCCAGTTGGTTGTTGTTGAGCACCAGTATATACCGATTGTTGTGCCAGTGCTGTTTGTTGTACCAGTTGCAAAAACAACTGTTTAATTTGTGTTGGATCGGCAGCTTCTTTAACTGGAGTAGCTGGCGGTGTACCGGGCTTTTTAGCAGCTGCTTGTGCCTGTGCCTGTGGTGTTGCTGTACTAGGTACTGCCCCAGCTGTCTGACCTGGGGTGGCAGGGGTAGTTGTTGCTGGTGCCGCAGGCTTTTTAGCAGCTGCTTGTGCCTGTGCCTGTGGTGTTGCTGTACTAGGTACCGTGCCTGCAGGCACTGGTTGCCCTTGTGCTGTGGTAGTTGCTTGTCCGCCAGCCAGCTGATTGTTGTAGGAATTCTTGGCTGGCGGTGTTGCTGTACTGACAGTGGCCTTGGTAATGGCTTTGATCAAACCCATGATATCATCACGATTGTTCAGGGTAGAAAAACTCAGGCCTTTCAATAAATTCTGCTGTACAAATGACAGCAGATCTTTTTCGTAACGTCCATCTTGACGATTAAGATATGCCTGTTTTTTTACAGGATCTGTGTATGTTTTTGCCACTTGATCTGCGTATTTGGTCCAGACATTGAATGCTTTGTCAGCTGCGGCTGTGATTTTGGCATCTTGTTTGACGTCTTTGTAAGCGCCTTTGATGTCTTTGAATGGCTGTGCCACAGCACTGGCAAAGTTGCCTGCTACTCCGCCAACCTTGGCAATGCCAGCAGCTGCTCCTTTGGCTAGATCTAAAAGACCTTCATCTAATTGACGTTGTGTTAGTTCATGAATTTGCATCTGTTTTTCTCACTGTACGGGTAAATTTACCAGGGTCTTTGAGCTTGATAGCATTCAACAACTTACGTGTGAGATTTTCAGCTTGCTCTGGTGTGTATGATTGTTCTATAGATTCCAGCAAGCGTATGGCTGATGCAATGACGTTGGAAGCACGATTTTCAATCACATGGCGTTGATCACGCTCAATGTACATTGAATCCAATTCTTCCAACAAACTACGAGTTTTCTTTTGCATACGGGCTAGAACCTTTTTATTATTTATTGATTTTTTAGGTTTAACCTTTTAAAAATTTGTCTTTATTGAGCCCAATAATTGTTTTAATTTAGCACTTTGTACATCTGCTGTAGGAGATGCAGTTTCTTCTTCACCGGCATCTTGTATGCCCACTCTGCTGGATGCTTTGATTTGATCCATCACATTGGGCCGCTTGACAAATCCTGAACTCTGTTGCTGATCGTCGCCCAAATCTGTAATACGCATGGTTTCAATGTTGTATTCTAAGTCAACTTTTTGCCCAACCCCGGTGGAACTACGACTCTTCATGCACTGAATTTGATAGCGTCCACGTTCTTTCATAGCACGACTTGTAAAGATACCAAACACGTTGTCTGCGGTGTTGATCTTTGAAATACCACCCGAAATATGACTGTGATCAAATTCCACTTCTTCTACCGCTCCACGATTCAACTGCGATGCTGTGACCAACAACACATTTAATTCTTTTGCTAGATTACGTAATTCTTCAGAAACATACTTGTCTTTTACAAACAAATCGTTGGGACTTACTTTGGCCGACACAGGCATCAACAAGTCCAGGTAGTCGACCATCACAAAGTCCACTTTGATTCCAGTTTGTACTTGTACTTCTTTTAAATAAGCTCTTACGTCATTGATATTTGATTGTGCTGGTAGA